TAATTTTCATGGGTAAAAATGGTCTGAAGTTATTTCCTTTGAATCGCTTTGTGATAGAACGAGATGGTAACGGCGAAGTGATTGAAATAGTCACAAAAGAAAGGATCAACAAAAAGTTAATAGAGAATCAGTTACCTCCAGAGGTACTATATCCAGAAGAACCAGACAGTTCAGTAGATGAAACTACTGGTGACAAGGAAGAGTGTGATGTATACACTCATGTAACTAGAGATAACAATAGATTTGTATGGCATCAAGAAGTATTCGATAAGGAACTACCACAAAGTAAAGGTAAGGCTCCTGTTGAAACTACACCTTGGCTACCACTCAGATTTAATACAGTAGATGGAGAAGCTTATGGTAGAGGAAGAGTAGGTCAATTCATTGGGGATCTTAAGTCCCTTGAAGCACTCTCTCAGGCACTCGTAGAAGGCTCTGCAGCAGCTGCAAAAGTTGTTTTCGTTGTATCACCCTCAAGCACAACTAAACCTCAGACACTCGCTTCTGCAGGCAATGGAGCTATCGTACAAGGTAGACCAGATGACATAGGTGTAGTACAAGTTGGTAAGACAGCTGACTTCCAGACTGCTTATCAGTTGATGGCTACATTAGAGGGTAGATTAAATGAAGCTTTCCTTATACTTAGTGTAAGAGATAGTGAAAGAACTACTGCTCAAGAAGTACAGATGACTCA